GCTCGGCCCGGTTGCCGTCGGCCCACTTGGCGGCCTCTTCGTCGGGCAGGTCGACCAGGTCGCCGGGGGCCCACGAGAAGTCCAGGCCGCCGATGGCCTGCAGGACGCGGATGGTGGCCATCAGTCGCGGTCCACCGGGCCGCGGCGCGCGTTGGACAGCACGACGGTCGCGGAGTAGATGCCGCCGGTCGTCGCGCCGGCCACGGTCACGGCGACGCGCAGGTAGCGCGCGGCGCCGGTGTAGCCGATCTGGTAGACGGTGTCGTCGTTGCTGGACGTCACCGCGGGCTCGGCGCCCTGCAGGTCGGCGTCCGCGGCCGCTGCCCAGTCGCTGCCGTCGGCCGACTCCTCGACGGCGAAGGTGTGCGTGCCGTCGGTGACGACGCCGGCGTCGATGACGACCAGGGCGTCCTGGTAGCGGGCACCGTCGGCGGCACGGTCGACGGTCGTGCCGTTCGCCGTCGCCGTGCGTGCGGCCGGTGCGAGCGTCCGCTGCACCAACACGTTGTCGTACGGGTTGAGAGGCATGTCTGTCCCTTCTGGGGGTGGGCCGCCCGGGGCCACCGCGAGGGCGGCCCCGGGCGGGGAAGCGGGGTCAGGACGCGGCGTGCTCGTATGCGGCGATCGCGGAGGCGTCGTCGACCATGCCGTCGATCTCGGCGTAGCCGAAGAACCCGGACTGCAGGAAGTCGGCGTACCGCTCGTTGAGGCGGATCGTGGTGACGTTCTGCACCTGGCGCACGATGTATCCGGCCTGGAAGTCACCGAAGACGATGCTCTTGGCGGACGCGGCCGGGACCGGCATCTTGTTGTCGATCGCGTACCCGTAGCCGTTGAGCGTGGCGGTGAAGCCGGGGGCCGGGACCGGCACCCACAGGGGCCGCCCGTCGCCGTCCTTGAGCTTGCGCAGGACCTTGAGCGTGGAGTCGCCCAGGAGCCACTTGCACTGCGGCCCGCGGTAGGCGGGGTCGATGGCGTGCTCGAGGTCGACCAGGTCGTCATAGATGACCGACGTGGTCTGACCGCTGGCACCGGTCGCCCCGGTGCGGACCTGAGTGACGATGCCCTCGGGCTGCTTCACCCCGGACCCGGTGATCAGGTAGCCCGCCACGGACCGGCCGATGCGCTCGCCGAGCTTGCGCGGCAGCCACGACTCGACGTCGAACGCGGTGTCGCGCATCAGCTTCCACGACATCTTGACCAGCTTCGACGTGAACAGGTACGCGTCGAGCTCGCGCCGGCCGATGGCCATGTCCGTCTCGGGAACCTGCTGGTTCTCCGACAGCAGGGCGCCCTCGTTGTTCGTGTCGTCGTTGGTCGGCCACCACAGGCCGCCACCGTCCGCCGTGGTGATCACCGAGCAGATGTTGAGCAGACCGCCGTAGGCCTTCATCGTCTCGGTCATCGTGGCTCGGAACGTGTCCGGCACCAGGTAGCCGCCCATGGTGTCCGGGGTGGTGCCCATGGCGCGCTGGGTCAGCTGGTTGAACCCGCCCTGCAGCAGCTGCCGCTGCTCGCCCTGCAGGCCCTCCATGCCGTACCGCAGGTACAGGCCGAACGCCTCGGCGTACCGGGCGGCATCGGCCTCCTCGTCGTCGCCGCGGTCCGTGGTCGTGACGATCTGGTTGCGGTCGACGGACCCGAGCTGGGCCATCCGCTCGAGGCGCTCGAGGTCGCTGGACACCTCGGTCAGCCGCGCCTCGGCCTGGTCCCAGTTGGTCCGCTCCTCGGCGGACAGGTCGCGGCCTGCCGCCTCGGCACCGTTCATGATCTCCTGCATGCGGTGCCACAGGGTGTTCTGCTCGTCGACCAGGCGCTGGCGCTGGGTCAGGGTCTCAGTGGGCATCGGTGGTGCTCCCCTCTCAGGGCATGACGAACACCCGACGCACAGGCCGGGGTCGCGGGTTCGGGTGGGTCAGCGGGCCAGCCGGAAGCGTGCGGCCAGGGCCTGCATCCTGCGGTCGACCGAGGTACGTGACAGCCGAGTGGCATCCGCCGGCTCGGCGTCGGTGTCGGTGCCGCGAGTGGACTCACCCGGCTCGCGGTCGATCGTCTGCAGCAGCTCGAGCAGCTCGGGCCGGTACTGCGCCCGCTGCTCGATCGCGGCGCTGTCGCCGCGGCGTACGAGGGCCGTAGCCACGGCCCGCAGGCCTGCCTCGGTGTCCTCGTACGCAGGGAAGGTGACGGCGGAGACCTCGAAGAGTTTGACCTCGCGCAGGATCCGCAGCTCGGCCTGCGCCGTGTCGCCGTTCTTGGTCTCAACGTCGATCAGCTGCCAGTCGTCCTTGACGACCTGGAAGCCGAAGCTCATGCCGGTGATGTTCTTGTTCCGGACGTTGGCTTTCAGGTCGTTGACGTAGGACAGGCCGGTGTCGAGGGCCGAGTCGACGGGCAGGCCCTTGGAGTCCTCGGCCAGCTCAAGAGTGCCGGCCGACACCCGCGACACCACGTAGTAGCTGTCGTGGTCGATCAGGAACCGGGCGTCGCCCTCGCTGACCGTCTTGGCGAACGCCCCTTCGGCGATCTCCTCGTAGAACCCCCAGCGCAGCGGGTTGCCGATGCTGGTCCGGGAGTTGAACTTGGCGGCGTAGCCGATGAACCGCTCCGCCCCGTCGTCGCCGTCCGCGCGAATGGTCAGGCCCGCCGTGGACAGCGGCAGGCGGCGGCGCTCCTCAGTCGTTGTCCTCGTCAGGGTCCTCATCGTTGCCTTCCTCCGGCTCGGTGACGGGTTCGGTCGGGTCGGGCTCCTCGCCCAGGGTGAGCAGCCGCTGCGCCTGGGCGAGCAGCGCGGCCGCCCGTACGGCTGCCGGCAGTTGGGCGTCGGCCGGCAGCAGCCGGATCGTCTCCCGGGCGCGCGCCGCACTGGGCTCGTCCGGGGCGAGGGGGTTGACGCCGAGCGGCGCCATGTAGGTGGGCTGCAGGTAGACGTCGCCGCCCTTGCCCACGGGCAGCGGCGGCAGCTCCTCGAACCCTCGGACGTCGTCCGCGGAGAACGCGCCGACGTCGCGCATCGCCCGGTAGAACGTGGCCCGGGCCGAGCTGTCGCCGCGCAGCAGGCCCTGCACCGAGTACTTGGCGTACTGGCCGCCGAGGAGCAGTTCCTTGGTGATGCGCTGCTCGGTCGGCGCCAGCCACGTGGGGCCGAGGTCGAACACGACCCAGGCGCCGGCCTGCTGCTCGAGCCCGGTCCCCCACGACGTCGACTTGGCCGTCTCCATCAGCAGGAACAGGGGCACCCCGAACATGCGCGCGATCTCGGTGTTCTGGAACTCGCGCGACTCGAGGAACTGCGCATCCTTGTACGGCATCGTGACGGTCTGGAACGACGCTCCGGAGTCGAGTACGGCGATCTCCTGGCTGTTGCGCCAGCCGCCCATCTTGGCCGCCCACCGCTTCTTCAGCGCGTCGGCCTGGTCCGGCTGCAGCCGCTGCTCGGTCTGCAGCACGCCCGCCATGATGTTGCCCTTGCCGAACAGCCGGGCCGCGGTCTTCTCGGCGGACTGCGCCAGGCCGATGCCCTCGGAGGCCAGCCGCACCGGCGAGCAGCCGGTGATCCCGTCGTAGCCGAGGCCGGGGATATGCAGGACCTCGCGCGGTGTCATGGCGTGCGAGACACCCCAGTCGTCGGTGACCTCGAAGACCTTCCCGGACGGCAGCAGATCGTCGGGCTTCACCTTCCCGACCCTCACCCGGTCCGGCATGAGCGGCCACAGCTCGACGACCACCCCGGCCCGGTTCCGCACCTTCTGCAGGTACCCGTTGCCCCACAGGACGCGGTGCACGTACTGCAGCCGCCACAGTTCGAGCGGGGTCATCTCCGGGTGGGGGTCGGCCAGCAGCGGCGACTTGGCCCGGTCCCTGGTGCCCGGCACGTAGGTGTGCAGCGGTAGATGCGCGGACACCCCGGCGATCAGGGCGACCGACCGCCACACCGCCGGCATGTGCAGCGATGACCGCTCAGTCACCGCCATGCCCGACTCGTTCGGCGCGGCGCCGAGGTACTCGGCCACCGCCTCCGACGTCAGTGGTTGCGCCGGGTTCTCGAGACTGCGCTGCTCGAACAGACCGAACAGGCTCATCCCTCAGCCCCCTTCCTGCGCTGCTGTACGGGTGCCTGGCGGGCCGTCTCCCGCTCGACCGCCACCACGCCCAGCACCCCGCCCACCATCAGCGCAGCGGGCACATGGAGCATCGCCACCCCGGCCAGGAACAGGACGACGAACGCCACTTCGAGCGCCAGCAGCACCCGGTGCCGCGACCATCCCGTGATCTTCACCATACGTTCGGCACCTCCTCCGACTCGACGTCGTGGTACATCTCCCAGCCCCACACCGCGTAGGTGCCGGACACCAGCGGACTCACGTCCACACCGTCGCTCCTGCGCGCCCACAGCCACGCGTCACCGACCTCACGTTTGCGTGCGCCGGCGAGCGCGGACGCCAGGGGCGCCTGCCCGAGGTGTCGCAGCCTGCCTTCGTGGACCCGGTCGTAGAACTGGCCGCATGCCTGCGTGAGCTGCCGCACCTTCGGAGAGACCACCAGCTCGGACCGGTCCTCGCGCTTCGGGTCGTCCTCGTACGTCAGGGCCTTGCGCAGCGCCGGCACCAGCGACCCGGCCGGGCCGCCCTCGTCGATGACCCACGCGCACGGGTTCCACCGCTGGTCGCGCTCCGTGACCCAGCCGACGACCCAGTCCGTACCGGGCTGGTGAGCGACGACCTCGACGTGCACCTCACCGTTGCCGGACTCAGCCGCCACGGAGATGGCAGTCCAGGTCCGCTCGGGCGTCGTCTCGATGGAGAACGCCACCGGGTCCATGGGCCGCGTCCCGCGGTCCTCGAGGACCTCCCACTTGTCCTTGGCGATGACCTGCCACGTCTCGTCCGTGACCTCCGGGTAGTCGCCCACCCCGAGCCGCTCACGGTCGAACAGGTCCGCCCGCATCGCCCGCATCTCCTGCGCGACGTACGACGGCCGGATGCGGATGCCGAGGGCGGGGTTGGCCCTCGCCCAGGACTGCACCTGGTCGCGGTCGTCGTGCTGGTCGCAGACCAGACGGCCCTCGTGATCCTTCGGGCACTCCTTGACGTGGTGGTCGATGGAGTACTCGAGGTACGTCAGCGACGGGTCCAGGTCGCCTTCCTGCAGGGCCCGGGCGCGGAGCAGCGCCAGTTGCTCGCTCTCCTCGCCGAGGCCGGCGCTGCCGGTGAACAGCAGCTGGGGGTTGTGGCGGGCGGACAGGACGGGCATGAGGGCGCCGATGGGGGCCGCCCTCAGCTTCATGGCCTCATCCATGATGACCAGGTCGCCGGAGAAACCGCGGCCGCTGTCGCCGCCGCGGGCCAGGAAGCGGATACGGGCCCCGTTGAAGAACGTGAACCCTTCCTCGCCGTGGCTGCGGCGCACGTTCTTGACGCGGCGGCTCAGCGAGTAGGAGCTCTCGATCAGCTGGTCGAGGCGCAGGAAGCTCTCCTGCGCGGTGTTGAACTGGTGCGCGGTGTGGATGATCAGCCGGTCACCGAACAGGATCACGCCGCCGAGCTGCCGGGCCTCGAGGAATCCGCCCTTGCCGTTCTGCCGGGCCACGTTGAGGACGACGTCGAGGGACGCCCACCGGCCCTCGTCGTCCTCCTCGAGTGAGTGGTGCAGGGCGAGCTGCTGCCACGGGTCGAGGTGCAGGCCGGCGTCTTCGGCGAGCTCGATGCACTCCTGCCCGGCGGGTGAGCGAAAGTCGAGCGCCTCCTGGTCCTCGATGCCGTCCCACCGGCCGGTGGCGACGCGGCGCCGCCAGGGCACGGACAGGATTCGCGGGGTCTGGCAGCCGATCACCGGGCGCCCTCGGCGGCCTCGGGAGAGATCCGGCGTGCACGTCTCGCGGCGATCTCGTCGATTTTGTCGCCCTGCTCTCTCGGGGGAGCGGCTGCGACGACGACCGCCAGGGCCTGCCGCAGTTCACGGGCGGCGGTGGCGGCCGCGCGGGGGTCGGAGGCGGAGTCGATCTCGGCGGCGAGGCGCAGGGCGGCCGCGGCCAGGGCGTGGCCGGCGGGGTCGACGCCGAGCTCGTCGAGCTGGGCGGTGGTCGCCGCGGCGACGGCGCCACGGCGAAGGCGCCGCTTCGGAGTATCACCCATCGGACATCACCCCCCGTAACCGAACAAAAGTGACTAAGCGTGACAGCCGAGCGACTACTTAGGGTGAGCGATGAGGCGATTACAGAGAGTCGCTAATTGGGTCAGCTTGAAGGCTCGGGCCATTAGCGATTCGATCCGGGGAGAGAGACGGGCGACAAAGGGATTTTGGGTCGC